AAATACGACTGATATTACTAAACAGCTCAATTTTTTACTAGCTGGAGCTACAACAGGGAAAGTCTTATCGTTACAATCAAATCATACAGACAATCGAACTTTAACTCTTCCAAATACTACAACAAGCTTAGCTGGTTTAGGAGTTCTTAGCCAAACATGGACAGGAGAAAATATTTTTGCTGGGATTACAAGTGTTAGAACATCTAACTTTTTCATTCAAAATACTGCTGACATTACTAAACAGCTAAACTTTGTATTAGGTGGTGCAACAACAGGCAAAGTAATATCAATTGTATCAAATCATTCTGATAATAGAATACTTACATTACCCGATACTACTACAACTATAGCTGGTCTTGGTGTTTTATCTCAAACGTGGACTGGAACTAATGTATTTGTAGGCAATACAACAATTCGTGATACTAATTTCTTCATTCAAGATGGTGGTAATATTACTAAACAGCTCAATTTTCAATTATCTGCAAACTCAAGTGGAATAGTTGGTACTATTGCAACTGCATTTACTTCTGCTAGAACAATTACATTACCTAATAGCACAACAACACTAGCTGGTCTTGGAACTATACAATCTTGGACTGGAACAAATACGTTTAACGGGATTAGTAAAATACGACTGATATTACTAAACAGCTCAATTTTTTACTAGCTGGAGCTACAACAGGGAAAGTCTTATCGTTACAATCAAATCATACAGACAATCGAACTTTAACTCTTCCAAATACTACAACAAGCTTAGCTGGTTTAGGAGTATTAGATCAATCTTGGACTGGTACTAACACATTTTTTGGGATTACAAAGATTAGAACAACTAATAATTTCATTATGCAAGATCCTAGTGATCCTACAAAACAGGTAATATGGGATTTAAGTGGAATAACATCAGGACAAACAAGAACAATTACAATGCCTGATTCTAATGTTACATTAGGTTCTGGTGGTGGTTCATCACCACCATTTACAGATTCAGATCCATTAATCAAAGGAAGTTCAGATATATCTAAATTATTAAAATTTGAAGTTGATGGATTTACTACTGCAACAACTAGAACAATTACAATTCCTAATTCATCAACAACAATGGCAGGGTTAAGTGTATTATCTCAAACATGGACTGGAACTAATATTTTTGCTGGGATTACAACTGTAATAGATAGTAATTTTGGAATAAAAGATTTTTCAGATAATACTAAAGTGATAAATTTTGATGCTTCATTAATTTCATCATCAACAACTAGAACATACTCATTACCTAACACTACAACAACACTAGCTGGTTTAGGTGTTGTATCTCAATCTTGGACTGGAACTAATAATTATTTTGGTGTTACCAATTTTAATGGAAATGTAACTTTAGGAAATTCAGCATCAGATAGTGTAACTTTTATCGCTGACACGATAGGCGATATAACAGCTAATGTGGATAATACAGATGATATTGGAACATCATCAAGAACATACGCTAATGCTTGGGTTAAAAGTAGTTTAGGAATTGTTGAGGGTTATGCAACTGGATTTAAACCAAGTGGTGTCACTAATGCAGTTAGATTATTTACTGTACCAACAGGAGCTGGAAAAACAGAATTAAGAGCTTCATTTCAAACAGGCGGAAGTGTAATAATAGTAACGGAGCCATGATCATAATATGTCATTTATAAAAAAAGGTTGTAAAGATTGCAAAGTTGAATTAGACGAAGGACAAAATTTAACAGAATACCCTACTAAATGTTTCAAGTGTGGAAAAGACTTGGTTGAATTATAAACTTTTAAACTAATTTAATTCAACATTAAACATGAGTGATGAATCTAAATCTAAGAAAAACGATTCTAAATGTGGTGCAGGAACTCACTATGATGAAAAAACTAACTCTTGTATTTTAGATGAAGAATAATTAAAATTTATATTCTATTTTTTTTGGTACAGTACATATTCCATTAATTTCCACTGTTCCCTCACCACACGTAGTTTCACTATTTGGGAATTTTTGATTATATTGTTTTTCTAAAAAATCAATTTTAAGATTGATATTATTCAGTTCATCATTATTATCTAATATAAAAAATCCTAATGGCATTAATGCTAAAATCATTATCTGAATTAAAATGATATTTTTGTTATTCATAACAAATTCAAATTTTTAAATCCTAGATAAACCCTACTACTATTCCTGCTCACACCAGTGATTTTTTAATCTGAAAAAACTACATTTTTTTTCGATCAATTTGACCATAGTTTTAATAACCGACTTTCACGCTAATTATAGTATGGCAGATACGGCATCAAATATTGAAAATGATATTGTTGAAACAACATGGGAAGACAAAGATACAGATTTAGTAGTTCAGTACCAAATTGACAAAAAACTAAATCTAGAATCAGTACCGGAATTATCTCAATAATAAAACCATGTTTTATCCTGATCCTAAAACTAGATTCAATAGAGAATATGCACATAGATTTGATCTTAAACACCTGCTTTTAAGATCAAAAACTGATAAAGATTTAATTTTTGATTACACTGTAAAAATTGCAAACCATCCTGACCCAAATAATATTGGTGGTTCTGCAACATGTCCTGGTGAGGAATTTAAAAAATTAGAATTTGTTACAGGTTGGATAATTATCTATGAAGTAAAAGGAGATACAATTGAGTTTGTTAATTTTTATCGTAAGACAATAATCTAATTGTTCTTTGTGTGAGATAAATTTCTTAATTATTCACAACAACTAAAAAAATTTAGATTAAATCCCCTTAATCTAGTGCCAGAGACACCTGATCACACCAGGCATCTCCAGCATTGTACCATTACAAAATTTACTTTACATCACAAAAATCAATTTTTCAATACAAGTCGGTTTAATTCTTTTAGTTGAATTCTTTGAAAAGCTTTCAAGGGGAAATAATGGAAAACTTGGTGATTGAAGTATCAACAGAAATAATATTAGCAATAGTAGGACCATTGATAGGAATAGGTATTATAATTTTTAGATACTTGTGGAAAAAGGAACAATGTTTTACTCTAAATAAAGAGAAGATAGATAATTTATCAGAAAAAGAATTAAAGTCAGATGAGACACATAAAGAATTTACTGAAAAAATTAATGATAACGGAGAGCGAATTTCAAAACTTGAAGGAAAGGTGGATTTAATGATTGATCATTTCAATATCAAAAATACTTCTCATAACTGACAAAACTTTTACCAAATATAATGATGAAAAATAACTTCAAACTGCTAGTTTTAGTTGCAATTAGTTTGTCTTTGTTTGTAGGTATTGATGCAGCACATGCACAAGAAACACAAGAATCTACTATAACTCCAGAATTAATTGATGGGATCAAAACATCTTATCTGATAGCTGGGGTTGCAATTGTAGGTGTATTACTACAAACATACAAGGGAATGATAGGAAAATCACGCAAAGACTTTGAGGTGAATCAATTAGTCTTCACTGTTATTGTCGGAATAGGCGCTGCAATAATTGTAGTTGGTAGTGCTTTTGAAAACGCATCTATCACTATGACTGATACTGGATTAATGATATTTCTGGTCCAACAAGTATTGACTATCGTAGGTGCAAAAACCGTTACAGACATTGGAAAGAAATTCCTAAAACCTAAAGTTCCAACTGAAGCACAAATCATAAATCTTGAACCCATAGATGATGAATCAGATTTGCCACCAGGTAAGGAGAGCATATAATGTATTTCTCCAAAGTAGCAGATAGAGACACATTCTCATCTGCAATCAAAACAATAAATGGTAAATCCATGATTCTAGTTGCTACAAAAACATCTCGTAGAATTATACGAAAAGGTAAAACACAATACATCTACCTGATGGATGGAACCAAAGGTATCTATTATAACGAATCCAAAAATGGTGTTTTGTTTGTGCCAATGGCCAGACGTGAATCAAACATGAAAAAACACTATGATTTGTACTGTGTAGAACCACTAACTCCTGCAGAAAATCAATATCTCAAAAACCACCCACACATAAAACTGGTAAAATAGATAATGCCACCTCATGATGAAACCCGAAAGGAAAAATTAGAGGTTGTCTATCTATTGGATGGTATTTCTGCTGATGTATCTCAATTATCCAGAGCATACATTCGTGGAGAAAACAAAGGTGTGAGAAGAAATATTGTACAAATAATCACTCAATTAGAGAAGATCCAAAAGAGGATCTAATCTCCTTTTTTATCATGGACGACAAAACAATCAAAGAAATAATTGATAACATATTCCATAGGGGAATTATTGCAAAAATCACTGCAGCTGTAGTAATTATTATGGTCTCTTTGAGTTTAGTTACTTCTTTTGATTGTATGGAAAATGCAAATATGGTTTTACCTGTATTATCAGGTGTACTCTGCACTTCAATGACCTATCTATTTGTCAAAAAAGATGGAAAAAATTAAAATTTATTAACAATTAACATTCTAAATAATTGTTGAGATTGATGGAATGGATTGATTTCAATAGGTTAAGTCCATAGCCTCGGCTCACTTGTCATTCAATTTCCAAGTCGAGCAAACGGACACTTTACAATAATTTTTTATAAATTTATTAAAAACCAAACTAATTACAATCATGGGATTAAGAGACAAATTAAAATCAATTTTCAAAAAATCAAAAAAAGAACCACCTGTAAATGAAATACCTCTAATTAAAAGTGAACCTGAAGAATCCATTGCACCATTAATTGAACTTTCAGATGAAGAAAAGGAGTATGAAACAGCTAAGCAATTGTACTTGAAATATCAATGTAAGAGGCACCTATACTCTGATGAAGAATTTAACACAGTTCAAAAAGACTTTAGAGAAAAAGAAGCTAAATTAAAAGAGTCAGGTATCCTCAAATGAGGATAGATGTTTTAAAATTTAAATAACGATCACTTTTTAATTAAATTATTGGTAGGTCAAAAATTCTTTCCTTGTCCGAAATGTTGTGTAGTCTTATCTGATGATCTAAAAAAGGTTGAGAAATGTCCTGTTTGTGGACAAGTATTCAAATAATCTATTTTTCAAAATTTAATAGAAAGTGGTTTGTAAAAACATCATATGTGAGTCTAAATAAATCTGACCTAACTCACCAGAAAGCGGAAGCAGTATGCTCGGTACTCGAGTCAGGCATACCACAACTCCAGGACTAGTCCCATATGCAAAATATGTTTCCACTAGTCATCTACATTTTAAAATTTAATAGATAGTGGAGAGTGAATAGAAATATGTTTAATTTTATAAAAAAAATTCTCAAACCAAAAATCAAAAGTAATATCTACATAATTGGAAAAAATTACAATCTATCAATATTTACTCATGATTGGAAATATATTAAATCTGTATATCCACCAGATAGAAAACCTTTTTTTAGATACGCTTAATTCTCGTAAATAATATCTCTAAAAATTTAATGTTTCTTGCTCAATTTTACCAGTAACACAACTAAGAACAACCATGATAGTTTTCTTTTTTATGATTCCTCGTGTGTAGTGTTTCATTTCATGAGGCTTCAATACTGTTGTATCATATTCAAAACGAGTTATCTTTATGGTTTTACTGTATGATGCAAATAAATTTATTTTTATTTTAGAAAGTAATCCAGTAATGAATCCCAAAAAATCTATGGTCAATTTGCTTCAATGTAGTAAGTAATTATTTTTCCATTAATTTTAATCATTACAACAATTTTCCCATCATGAAATAACGAATATGGTTTGTATTCTACAAAAGCTTTAGGGTCAAACATCAACTTTTTACCCTCAGATAAAAGTGGATTTGATTCGACAATATTTTCTTCACTTCCAGTAAAAGATGGAAACCAAAAATTAGATTTAACCATAAATTGGGGTGTTGAAAATATCGGTAATTCGATATTAGTTGCAGTACTAATATTTAGTATAGGTGTATCCTGCATATTATCAAAAATTACAGGTTCATTCATCTTTTTTATTTCCTATAATTCTAGCTACCTTTACATTTACAAGATTACTCATAGAAGTCATAAAAGCTTGTATGGTGTTAAGTTCCTGTTGTAATGTTGAAGATAATTGAAGGGTTTTAGTTGCATCCATTTCATCTAATTCAAAACTAATAGCATTCTCTTTAAAAGATAATGTCACATTAATATTTTCTTTTGTATTAATGTAATCTATAAAATAACTGAAAATTTCCATTGAACGATCAAATACTTCACTACCCTCTGTTATTGGTAAATTACCTTTCAGCATATTTAGTGATACGGTATCTTTCAAACTTAATAATTATTAACCTTAATAATATAATAGCGTTTGCGATCACATGAATTTTTGTGCGTAAAAATCAACTTTAATCCCCATCAAACCAAAATACCTTAAAGGAATAATTCCAAAGATTCTTTGATGATTGCTTAATTCTTTGGAAATGACCCATTGAGTTATTACCGGCAATCATCATTTTTTAATTAAAAAGCGCCGTGGGAGGGATTCGAACCCCCGAACCGGAAGGCAGAAGCTTAGAAGGCTTCCCGCATACCTGACTTGCGTACCACAGCACTAAATTAAAAATCTAGAAATAATAAAAATCCACCTTATGCCTTCCGGGGTATAAGGCTTCATTTTCATTGTCTTGAATTATCATAACTGAAAAATTACGACTAATAATGCATCAGTTAAACATTAGTTATAATTCAAGACATTTTTGTTACGTTGAAATTGTTAATAAATAATTTTGGGTTTTGTTCTCAGTAGTCCTGATTTTATACCTAAAATTTCACGATAAAAGTCATATTTTTGACCCACGTTAAGGGTTTACAGTCACTCAAAAAGGTGACTTTTTATGTCCTTTTTACGAATAACATATAATGCAAAAGTTAGATTTCACTACCAAGAAACCATTACGTAAAATAAAGAATTGGGAAAATTTTATGATAAAATGGCAAGGTCTTAGTTCTGCAAGACTAGAAGGAATTGAAATTGCTAACAGACAATTTGATAATTATTGTGTAGGTAACTATGGTAAAAGTAGAGATGAAATAATAGATTACATCAAATCCTTTGATGATGAAGATCAAAAAGATGAACTGATAACAGATCTAGTTCAGGAATGGATTCATCATCTCCATCAAAGTAATGTAGTTAGTGTAATTCGTGTAAAAATTAGTGGTCTTAACAAATATCTAAGATACAAAAAAATTGCAGTTGATACAAAAGACCTAGTATACCCTCAAGCTCTCTATGAAGAACCACATGCATTATCACTTGATGAGATACTTTTAATTTTCAAAGTTTCAAAATACCACAAAATAGCATACTATCTATGTTTAATCTCCACAGGTGCTAGGCCTATTGAAATTACTGGATTAAGGAAACGTGATATAACTTGGAATAGAGATTACAATTGTTACACTGCATTAATTCCAGCTCAATTAACAAAAAAGAAAATCGCTAGGACCATAAAATTTTCAAGGGAATGTTCTCCTTACATTACCAATTTACTTGAAAAGACACAAACTAGGGATTCTCAGGTGTTTAGTAAAAATACAAATCTCAAATATGCTCGTAGTAACGAGGATAAGGTCTTTAAAAATTATTGTGAAAAAGTTGGATTTGATGATAAATTTGAAACTACAGGTAGAATGAAGATTAACCTGTATTGTTTTAGAGCTTACTTTTTCACTCATGTATTAGATGCTTTATCTGATAGTAAAGATATGGCTCATGCATTTATTGGTCATGGTGCATATCTACAACAATACCAGAGACGTACATTAAATGAAAAAATAGAGTTATGGGATGAGATTGAATCCAGTATATCCGTATTTGATTTGACAAAGAAAAATATCGAGATCAAGAAATTAAAAGAAGCAAACAAGAAATTTACAATACAACAACAAGAAATAGATGTGATGAAACAAGCAATTGAATCATCAAACCAAGAGATAAAAGCAATGAAGCAAGAAAATGCTAGACGTAACATTGCATCTAGTTGATACAATACTGGTTAAACTTCAATGAATAGTACAGTTTGACAGTCATTAAAGTTTAGTAATCCCTAAAGTTCATTGGATAATGTATGTCAATTCAAATTGATAATAGTGTGAAAGATACTGATCATTTTTAAATGAGTGCGATCAATACCTAGATCGCAATGACTGAAAAGATAGAAAAAATGTATGAGCCAAATTTCCCAAAAACAAAATGTCTAGTAATGCAATCAGTTAAACTTTGAACTCATACTACATTTCTTTCTGATCTCGTTATTTATCCATTTCTAAAAAGTTTAGTTATTATAAAAAATAAACTTAATAACAAGTAGTTTCTATTACTCACTGTCTAGTAATGTGTACGCAAGAAGTTAAACAAATAGTGAGTTATTACCAAATACTACACTACTTCCCTGCAAGGATTGATTTAACTTCAAGCGTATTCAGTCAGACGCTTGGAGGTTACACAAACTGAGCCTCCAAGTTATTTCTAAACCATGCTGTGATAATGAAAAAATCGCAATCATAACCTATAATGCGTTTACTATGGGTAATCAAAAATATTCTCTCTGTGAGAATCACATCTGTACCCCTGAGTTTGATACTGAATTTATCACACATATTGAAATTTTAAACAATTCTACAAACAAAACTGCTTTAGAAATTCAGGAGAGAATCTAATGAAATTAAGACTTTGTTTCACAGCACCAACTAAACATATGGAATATGTTGAGATTTCTTTGACTGATAAACAAGTTGCAGAAATACGTGATGCAAAAAAGCAAAAATTAGATCATGTAATTACAGAAATGGTTGAATCGTTAGATTTTGAGGAAGATTCCTAATGGTATCTGTATTTTGCTCTATTTGTAAAACCAAACTTTCATCTATTCGTAGTGAAGAACGACCAAAGAAATCCTCAACTACACAACATGTTTTGTTGAAAAATTGGGGATGGTGCAGTGGTTGTAACAAGACTGTAGAAATCATAACAAAGGTGAGTTCCTAATGAGTGAACAACTATCTGTAGAAAACACCAACGTGTCTTATTATTATATTGAACAAATGCCAAAAAATCCAAAATTCTATTCTAGTCTTTTGAAAAAAATTGTAACTAAAAGACAAATTATCAAGAGGGTCAAAATTGCTTACTATCGTTGTCATCATGGAGACATGGAGACATTAGAGCATGAATTTGGAGAATTAATTTTAATAGAAAAAACTAGAATCATGAGAGAAGGTAAAGTACATTCTTTTGATTGTGAGTTTGCCATTGGTACTAGTTGCACTTGTTGGTGTGGGGAGAAATATCATGGATGGAAAGGAGCTAATACATAATGGCTTCACGTGGAATGAAAGATACTGCACTCCAATTGGAGAAAAGAACAGTAGCTGCTAAAAAAGTAAAGATGCAATTCCTAGATGACACATTCACTCACTTTAATGTACTTGATGAGAATAAAAAAATAAAATATACTGGAAAAATTAACATCCAATTAACTCAAGATGAGTGTTCTTGTGATTCATTTTTCTATGGAATGAAATTTGAGAAAATTTCAGAGGATTCAGAAAAAATAGAATCTAGATATGTGGCAGAGAATGGTTCTGTATTTCAATGTAAGCACATCATTGCAGCTAAAAACTTACGCACGGAGGAATATCCTGATGAGTGAAAATAATCTTCCTGTAAAATCAGACTTTCTAATCATGGATGAAGCTGACTCTCAGCAAATCCAAGATGCAGAAACAGCAGTAAAACAAGCATTAGCTTATGAAGTGAAAGGGAAAAAACAACTCTCCTACATGGGAATCAAATGGATTGTTCTCAAAATGTCACAAAAAGAGCAACCAATTGAAGTTATTGACATGCCTAACATTGAACTAGTAAAACATGAAGCTGAAAACAAAAGTACCTGGATATGGTATGCAACAATCAAAGTAAGAAATAGAAAGACTGGACTATCTACCATTGGTGCATCTGAATCTCCTTATCTAGATTATAATGGATATGATACTTTTGGCAGAACTAAAGCTCTATCCAAGGCAGAAAGAAATGCTTGCAGAAAACAAATCCCCGAAGTAGAGATTAATGCAATGTTGAATAGTATTGGAGATGATGATGTACAGAAACTAAATGGTACATCAGAAATGGCTCCTCCAACTCCAATGAGTGGACCAACAGAACAACAACTAGAAACTCTCAAATCATTAGGATGGAAAGGACCTAAACCTGAATCTAAACTAACTGCATCAAATATTATTCAGGATATTAAGAGTAAGGCCAAAGATGGTGATACTGCAGACGAATATGAGAAATATTGTGTTTGTGATGATTTTATTCCTAGCTCAATAAGTGGGGAGAATTGTCAGACTTGTAAAAAATTAAAGAGGAAAGAAAATTGAATCAACTAATCAAAGGTTATCTCATTGGTCTAGCTAGTTCAGTAGCTCTTGTTTCGTGGATAATTTTTTGGAGTGTAATGTAGAATGGCTGAAGAACGTATTATTAGAGATTGTGATGAATTTGATTTAAACAGTAATAGTGTACTAGTTACTCATCTTTGCCCTAATTGTAAAGTTTGGGGTAAATGTTCAATACATCAATCCAAAGATGTAGAAAATTATTCACATGTTTGTGATAGTTGTGATCATAAATGGAAACAGTACACAGATGAAGATATTATACAACATAGAAAAGTAACTCCAATTTTAAAGAGGAAAAAATAATGTCTGAAATTTGGATTTGTAAAACCTGTGGTAAAAAACAAAATGAAGATGGACGATGTGCAAATATTTCCAATAACCAATGTCCTCCATGTGTAAATTCACTTGATAAAATAATCACACTAACAGAAGAAATGGTAATTGGATTATCTCCTGATGGACTGACTAAGTTTTATTTAGGCGAGATTAAACCTGGAGCTGTTTTAAAACAAATCCTAGATGATAATACCAAAGTACCAAGATTAGAAGCAGAAATTGAAACCATGCTGACTGACTTTAAAAATAGACTTGAAGCAGTAAATAGAATCCAATCAAGGGGCATATACAGCACTTTATCACTTGCACAACAAACAATCCAGAAACAAGTAATTATAGATGTGATTACAGCACTTGAAAAAATACTAGAGGAGAAATCCTAATGGCACTTGTAGATACTTCCCGTGATGCTTACAATGAGGTAGTAAAACCAACACTTGCAAAAAGACAACAAGATGTGTATGATGCTATTGTATTATCACCTAACCATACAGCAGCAGAATATGCACGAGATTTAGTAAAACCAGTCAATACAATTTCAGGAAGATTTGGTGAGTTGAGAAAATTAAACAAAATTGCACGAGTAGAGAGAAGACAGTGTAATGTTACAAAGGGAATGGCATATACCTGGAGAGATGTACAATGAAGCTAACTCTTGTTAATGAATATCAGAATCTAGTACCCAAAGTATCTGATGTAGAGTATCAAAGTCTGAAAAAATCAATTAAAGAAGATGGGTTATGGAATTCAATAATAGTAAATAAAGAAGGAATAGTCCTAGATGGACATCACAGATTTAGAGCTTGTCAAGAATTAAAAATACAAATAAAATGCGTCATAAAAGAATTTACAGACAAATTACTAGAGAAAAAATTTGTAATCGAATGCAACCTAAAGAGACGACAGCTCAATGATTATCAAAAATCAGAGCTTGGTATGGAGTTGCATAAAATTAATGCAGATTTAGCTAAACAGAGATTAAAAGATAAGGTGTCCTCAAATGAGGCTACCTCAGGCAGAGCAGTACAACATACAGCAGATGCGATAGGCGTAACACGAGGTACATTTGAGAGAGCAAAGAAGATTATCGAGGAAGCTCCAGAATCAGTAAAACAAAAGTTACGTGATGGAAATCCCAACACCTCAATATCAAGAGAGTACAAAAAGATAAACAAAGAACAAAAGAAAAAAGAAAGAATACAAGCTATCAAAAAGATTCAAGTCAATCTCCCTGATACCATTACATTACACAATACAGAGTTTCAAAAGTTAAACATTGAATCAGATACTATTTCATTAATTTTTACAGATCCACCTTATCACGATAAATTCCTACACCTCTATGAGGACTTGGCCATACAAGCAGCTAGAGTATTACGAGAAGGTGGTTCTCTAATTTGTTACGTAGGTCAGGGAAATATTATCGAAGTAGGGAAGATCATGGAGAAATATGGATTAAAATTCCATTGGCCTATCACTGTAAAACATTCAGGTCCTTCTGCATCAGTCTTTGGTAAAAAGATTCTAGTCTCCTGTAAGATAATGTTATGGTTTGTCAAAGGAAAGTATGAGGGAGAGTTTGTTAAAGATTTCATTCAATCAGAATTTCAAGGAAAGGAATTACACGAGTGGGCTCAGAGTACAATCGAATCAGATTACTATATCAAATATCTCACTATAGAAAATGAAATTGTATATGATCCATTTTTAGGATCAGGTACATTTGGAATATCAGCTAAAAAATTAAAGAGACAATTCATAGGGTGTGAAGTAGATACAGAACATTACAAAACAGCACGGAGTTTGATTTCAAGTGCCTAATTTCAATTACAGAAAAGGTGTTTCCTTTGAAGCTAGATTTTTAGCTAAACTAATCAGAGATGAAAAAGCTATCAAGGGTGGTAGATTCTATCACAGTGAAGGAGTTACGGACATATGGTGGGTCTCACCAGACGGCAGACACAATGAAGCTCAACTAAAATTTTCTAGTAAGAAAGAACCATACATTTCTCCTGCAGAGTACAAAAAATTACAAGTCTTTGCAACTGACATGAATGGAAAAATCATAGTATGGCTAGTAAAAAAACAATCGCGCAAACCAATATCCATGGAGCTTGTAACATGATTACACATGGAGTTTTTTCAAACCTTCTAACACAGAAAGAAGTACTCAAAGAAATTCTGACTTTATTGTTTTACGTTGAGGTACAATCCTAATGTTTGATTGTCCTTACTGTTCAGAGTTTTACGCAACAAAACAACCACTATCAGTCCATATCGGATCTAAACACCCCAGTGATACAATGAAAAGGAGATTGGTAAATCATAACAGTTGATAATATTCTACAAAATCTTACAAATAATGTAATTTTTAGACAACATGAAAAGGTTAGTCTAAAGAAACTAGCTGGAAAAATCACCAAAGTACCTAAAACTATCCATATCCCTTCTGAATATCTAACTGATTTTGGAGAGAGAAAATAATGAGTTATGAAGAAAGATTAAAAGCATCATTAGGTCAAGATTACATTCTATACTGTCCAACTTGTATGAGAGAACAAGAGGTTTACTCAGCAGTAGGTCACAAAAAAGATCAGATGAATCTTCATTGTGTTGTGTGTACTGTTTTTGTTGCAAAATTAATCCGAGATAGTCATGGTAACGGAAAAAATCAAACATTAGATGATAATCCTAATGATTGGGAATTAGATACATCTGTTTACAAATCAGGAGATAATTCCTAATGCACGGACTTTGCCATGACTGTAAATCCAGTAATGTAGATACTAAACTAGATAGTAATGGGTTGCCACAATGTCTCTCCTGTAGAGAGGAACTTGCAGCCATTAAAAGAAAGGAGGCCAATGAAAAATGAACATCTTAGAGAATTTTTGTACTAGTCCAATTTATGATCAATTCACAGAGTATCTAAAGAAAAAATACCCAGAGGATTATGATACATTTACTCCTGCAGAAATCCAAGATAAATTTGAAATTGTATTCATGATGGGATTAACTCAATCAAAGAAATTCCTCAGTACCAAACGAGCTTGTAATTTATTGTACAATGGTCATCCTGCACGAGCTGATATGATTGAAAGATTAGGAAATATTCTCTTTGAAGTACAAAGTTTAGGAAGTTTCCCCATAGTAAAACCACTAAGATTAGGTGATGCAATAAAGAAAGTTATTGGTTCTGACAAACGTTACATTAAAAAATATAGAGATTGGATTACTACACTAACCAACTATCAACCTAGATTTGATACAGTTGATCTTACCTGGATAGTTAGTGTATTTCCTGAAGACTTGATTTTAAAAAAGGAGAATTGGTAAAATGCCTGAGAATTTTTGTGTTAATTGTAATCACGAATTAGGTAAAATAGGATTTGGTGTGTGTTATTGTATTTGTCATAAAGGCAAACTAAACAAAAAATATTGGATACAAGTATTCTATAATAATGAATTATACATTCTTCATAAAGATCATAAAAAAGAACTAGAAAAGTTCCTCAGTGATTATAGAACTACTATTGGTTATTTAGAAAAACATTACACTAACAGAAAGGATTTGGTAAAATGAAACACTGTCCAAAATGTGATAGTAATTATTTCAACAATATGATTTACTGTTGTACCAAAAATTGTGATAATAATTCTCCATTAAAAATAATCAAGGGAAGTCACTAAATTGATTTCTCAATATTTTACGCCTACAAAAGAAGAAGAAGAAGAAGAAGCTCAAGCCCTCTCACTATTCACCACAGATTACACAAATTATTATTACAACCTACTATTCATTTTGTCCGAGATATTACAAATAATTTCTCAGCTAATCAATCGTCTATACTTCTTCTTCTTCTTCTTCTTTCTAGTTAGTAGTATAGGAGTAGTAGTAGTATAATGATTGATGTAATAGAAGAAGAAACTATCACAGAAGAAAATGATACTGAAAAAGTATTGATTGTTCCTGGTGATGATTATGTCATTAATGATGGAGAAGTAAAAGAAAAATTTGATGATATAATATCTTCACCAAAAAATATCATTCGTAATTTCCCTAAACATGATTATGAGAGAGAAGAAGCTGTGTTAGATTCTTTGAGGAAGGGAGAGTTGAGAGGGATTAGAAAATGACTAACGGAAAAAGAATTTACAAATTAACACCTAGAATTTTAAGAATCAGGAAATCTAAAAACGCATCTAATATCTGTTATACCTGTGGTTTTGAAATCAAAGTTGGTAGATTAGTTTTCACAAATGGTGATACTCATGGTAACTCACAAGGTCGATCTACTGTTTCTAAAATCAGACATGAAGAATGTGCAAAGAGAGTGAATCTGATATGACTAGCTGCAATAGAATAGTTGTAGAGGGAGAACATCCATACTGTTTAGACCACACATACTGTAAAAAATGTAAGGGGTATCATAGGAAATGAAATTGGAATGTCCAAAATGTCAATCGTCTATGATTACAAGAGTTTACATGATAAATAAAATACTATATTATTTTAAAAACCAAATAATCGAATCTAAACAAATCAAAAGTCCAAGACAAGAAGATTATTTATGTAATAATTGCAAGTATTTGTGGAAGGAGAAAATATCTTGAGTCTCCTAAGACAAGAAGATTATCTAAAGTCTTCAAAGAAAAATAATATAGTTAATCCTAGACGAGCTAGTCATGGAGGAATAGCTACATCAAAAAAAGTAAAGATACCAACACAACACAAATCTAGTACCCATAAATGCGCACACTGTACCAGAACTGATGCAAAACAATATTCCATTTCAGAAAAGGAGACAAGATGGTTGTGTCCTATCTGTGTGCAGAAAAATATCAATAAAGATAGTAAAGAGAAAGCTCACTTTGTTCGAGCTAGTGAATTGAGGGTAAAGACATGAGTAAGTGTGGTTGTATGTGCCATGTTCTCAAAGAAGCTAGGGTAATTTGTATGAGCTGTCTTTGTGATAATGAGGAATTTCTAAAAAATGATGATATTGTAATCTTGGATAAATTTATGAGGAGAGAGAAATGAAATACAAAATTATCTATGCAGATCCGCCATGGTCGTGGACTAATTTTAATAATGGATTATCCAGCCGTGATCCTGAACAACACTATAAAACTATGTCCTACGATGAAATATCAAAATTAAATATTAATGAAATTGCTGAAAAAGATTCTGTTTTGTTTATGTGGGTAACATTTCCCAGATTAATTGAATCATTACCAATCATAAAAGCATGGGGATTTACATTTAAAACAGTAGCATTTACATGGGTTAAGAAAAATAAAAATAAAGGAACATTTTTTCTTGGTGGAGGATATTATACAAGAGCAAATGCCGAAATATGTATTCTTGCAACAAAAGGAAAACCATTAAAACGAATTGATAAATCCATCAGTCAGATTATTTATGCCCCAATACAAAAACATTCAAAGAAACCTGATGAAGTTAGAGTAAAAATTGAAAAATTATTTGGTAAATTACCCCGAATAGAACTTTTTGCACGAAATCAAATTGAAGGATGGAATTCATGGGGTAATGAAATAAAATCAAATGTAATAATTCCAATAAAGAAGGAAACTATTCAATGAATACTCCTCTACGTCTCCTATGGATGCAATCTCACTGTGAGAAATGTGGTCCACCTTGGATGAAAGCAATGCAGGAGGAAGCATGATTACTAATTTTTGCACTAACAACTGTGGACGAAGAACAGATAATGAATATGGTGTGTGTAGGCCTTGTGTAAAACAACTCTGTTCACCACTAGATAATTTTCAATACCTTAGACAATTGGAGGAATCATAGTTGAGTAAATCATTCCAGTCCTGCAGAGTATGCGGTGATACAGTAGATGTGATTAATTACAATAGTTATCCAATTTGTAAAAAATGTAAGGGAAAGAAAATTGAGTAACAAGTATAACCAATTCCGTCAGGGAATAATGAAACAAAACAAGCCTGACACAGAAAAACTAATCCACATTGCAACTCTACTACGCACAAGGTATGGCATCACAGTACACAGGGAACCAATAATTTTATTTTCTAAAAAGGATTGCAAAATAGTAAAAATTACGCGTTCAATCACTAAACAAGAATTTTCTAGTCACATTATACATAATCCTGATTTAATTCTCTACATTAATGGAGTAAAATGGTTAATAGAAATTGATGGACCAATCCACGATCACAAAAGTAGAGTGATTGAAAAAGATAAAATGAGAAATGAGCATTACGAACTATCAGGCATCAATTATATAATAATTAACGAACTACTACTACTACACAATCTAGGAATTCACGAGGACAGGTCTGCAACTGCACCAGAAGTATGGGAAGAACTAGAAAAGAGAATGAAGAAACCATTATCGGTGAGTACAACTTGAGCTGCAAAGGAATCTGTGTGAGATACAAAGCTACTGGCGGACCAGGCAAAGGAAGATACGCTACTGGACAAAAGAGATGTAATTTCTGTGAAGTATTTGTACAATGGGATGGATCGCACTGTCCTTGTTGTGGACATCAACTACGAATAAAACCACGTAACAAAAAATACAAAGAAAAGTTGCGCGACTCACTATTGACTAAAGTTGTGTAAAAAAAATCAATAACGAATATTAACATAAAACAGTAATTACAACTGGGGAAATATTGAGTCAAACATCTGAAATCAGACCATCCATAGAGGCAAATTCACTTGCAGAGAAAGCTGCATTAGAAGAAATCAAAAGTGAACGTGGAAATGACACATTAAAAGAAGTTTGGTTATCACTGGCAAATCAACTGGAAATAGAAGGAATCCCAAAAGAAAAAATCTCATCTATTGGTAAAAATCTAATCATTACACAGAAAAAAGAAAAATTAAAAAAACTAGGCTTCCCAGAAGATGAACTCAAATCGGTAACTATAAGTGGATGGTGGCGTGAAGTAATGCAAGGTATAGGTTGTACCGATTCTAAATATTCATCAACAGAGGTGACGGTTACGTCACCAGATAATAGTTCTATATATACTAAAAATGAGAATATGTTAATACTTTGTGATAATATTATAGATGTATTACACACTATTAAAGATAAAGCCAAAGATTTTCCACCACTAGAAGAAAAATTTAACAAAAAACAACTCAAAGAATTCTACTACCAACAAGGAGTAATGATTGATAACATCAAAAACTCCATAGACAACAAAACAAAAATTCCTGAAAACACAGAAACATTTCTCCTAGAATGTCTCGCAACTGTAACTGGAAACACAAACAAGTGCGGTGAAATATTCCAACAAATTATAGTAATGCGCATGAAGGAGCAAGGAAAATTCCTCACACAAAAACAGGCCACAAAATTCCAAACAGGTGGAAAACAATCTCAATTATTCTTACTATCCCCAACAGATAGAGACTTTGCAATATACGAAGGATACACAGGCACCAGATGCAGCAAATGTCAATCATTTAGAGTAAGACCAAAATCAGATCATACAAACAAATGGGAATGTTATGACTGTGGAGAGATATTACCAAAACAACATATTCCAAAGTGCAGCACCTGTCAATTACCATTATACCAAGAGAGACTAAAACAAGTTGCAGCATCTGGTAAATGTCCTGAATGCAAAGATGCCATAGAATTACCCCAAACACTAATAGATCAAGCAAATTCCTAATAACTCACAAATCATAATGTACAGTATGCCTCACGTAAAATGCGATTACAAGAACTGTACTTTTAGTTGCAGCTCTGAATATAATTTGAGAGAACACAAGAGAGATACTCATTCATACTAAAATTTATTAACAAGTAATAGAATCAATATCTATCACACCAAGTTATCCTCGCAGTCATGCCAGGAGAGCATTAAGTCTGATAGTAACCATTCCAACCAAAAGGGATAGGAAGCGTGATGAAAAAAATGAAAATTAAAAAATACATACAAATACTAAGTAGAAATGAAACACCAGAGTTTTGTAACATACAAGAACCTTCATCTTACTATGATTTGAAATTTAAGAATAATACTATCACTTTTGGTACACATGAACCATTTGGAAAAGTACCTGTGAAATATGTTATCCATTTTTCAAATTCAGACATTCTAAAACTAATGACTTGGTTAGTAGGTCAAGAAGAACATAAGAGGAGAGAACAAGTACATGAGAAGAAACACCAATCACAATCTTGCACTAATCCCAAACACTCAGATTATCGGGATAGTGATGGATCTAATTGTGATCATAAAGATTGTTATCGTATAGATACAGAAGAGAAACAACTAATCCAAGACAAAGAGAATGTAGATGTATACAAAGATGATCTAAAGGCAGAAGAGAATCAAAAGATAGTAGATGAAATCAAACAACAACATAAAATAATTTGTGAAAGAATTGAGTATGAATCAAGCAGAGGAGACACACGAGATAAGTTCCATGGAGCAATAAATCAACTTCATGATAAAAAAAAGATACTTGAAAATATAATCAAAATCGCAACAAACAAAGACCTTTAGAGACTAATCCTCTCTTTTTTATTTCTCAAGTAGCCTCATATGAGGACAGGTAAGAGTTAATCAAAATACTTCCTTAATGACAATTTTGAATCGGTAGTATATGGGGAAGAAAAAGACCATTACGCACAAAACTACTACCAAATCAAACAAAGCAAATCATACATTATCAGAATCAAAATTAGATAAACTAGAATCATTATTTTTCACAGGAGGAATATCACCATATGCAGCATCAAAAGAAGTAGGAATAAAACCTGAAACAGCTAAAGTATACTTTGAAGAATGGTCTGAAAAACTAGTAGCAGATGAGGATCACATACCATGGGCAACAAAAGAAAAGTTTGCAAAGGCCAGATACAAAGAAGGAATAACTAAGAGAATCATAAAAATTAGAACCAGACTAGAATATTTCGAGAAGAGATTAATCAGTATCACCATGGACAAAGAGGGTAAAAAACTAGTAATCAATAATGAACCTGATGAAATCCTTGTTGAGAGATATGAGAGATACGTAAGGAATACAGAAACACAGCTAGCAGACATGCAACAAGAATACGCAATTATAGACATGATGCCACCAACAGAAATTTTACTAAAGAAAGAAATTGAGAGGATGATAAGTGAAGCACAAACTAGTTAGTGTAATGCAAAATAATCAGAGACTAGCACTAAAAACTACAAGTAAAATTGCACGAGAATCATCTGAATCTGAATCAACTGCAGGTATAGAACTATGCAACAAACTATCACACTTACCATTCTGTTGTGATGATGATACACTACACAAGAGAAATCCTGATTACACTCACACTGCCGAATGTTGTGTTACCCATATTGTAGGACTACCAAGACACCCAGCAACAAACGAGGAGATGTTCCTAACTCCATTCCAATTGGACCTGGTGAACAAAATCCTCAAAAACAAATACGACATTATCCACGATAAGAAAGTAACAAAGAAACTACTAGAGAGGTTACTGAGGCAGTATTTTTTTTATCATCTGAATAAAGGCAGACAGATGGGATTTACTGAGATTATGTTACGCCTAATTCAGTTCTTATGTTTCTCACTGTATGCCGGTTCAAACATTGGAATCATGGCTGCAACAAATGGCAACCTAGCACGAAAAGACTTGAGAAGATTTGCACGACTATTCCTCAACATCAAACCAGTAGTGAAGCAGTGGATAAAGTCAGGAACCTTTGAGCTGGTAAATAACACAAGGATAGAGGCATTTGCAGCTAGTGAAGAAGCAATTACTGGTGATACAAAATACAAAGCAATCCTCATGGATGAGGCAGCAAAATGGAGGACCATTAATGATACACCAGTGTTTAACTCAGTAGAGCCAATTATACGCGCATCAGGTGGTGACCTATATCTAATCTCTACACCCAAAGGTCCACTCAAAATGTTTTACAAGATCACTAAAACTGATAATGAATACATACAGTTTGTCTATGACATTTGGCATACAGAAGGTAATCTCTACACTAGAGAACAGATACTGCAAATGTTAGCATCAGTAACTGGTGATCCTAATCAAGAATATCTTTGTGTATTCTCTATAGGCGAGGATTCAATTTTTGGTCAGGTATCAAAGGAGGACATGCAAGGAGAAAAAGAATGGCTAACTGACGATGATGTAGAGGAATCAGATGATTATAATGTAGAGGAAGACAAGGATGGAATTCACTGGCATGAAAAGGAACAAGAGCCATGAAAACTCTTAATCTACTAATCGGTGATCCCGCACGAGCTAATGATCCCTTTGGTGTTACCGGATTACAAGGTACGTGGCCTGAAAAGAGAATCTACGTAAGACACGCAAAGCAATTCAAACGCGAACCATACAGTATAGTTGCAAAACATTTTGAGGCACTACACAGACAGATTAACTTTGATATGATGATTATTGAAAAGAATTTTGACTATGAGAGAGTGTATCCTGCATTTGCGCATCTACCCATAACATACGTAACTACCTCAGCTAATCTCACAGAGGAGACTAGAGCCAAGGGATTCTCAGTAGATAAGCCATTTATGATTAATTGGTTAAAGACACAATACACATCTCACACCATCCAAGTACCATCTGTTCAATCCGCAGACATGCAGGAACTGATAAATCAACGAAATCAAATTGTTGGTATCACTGGACCATCAGGACATGTATCATACAAGGCACAAAGGAATAGACACGATGATCTATTCATGACTGAACTGATAGGATGCAATGCAATTAGAATCTGGTGGGATATAATGGAGTTACACCATGGATAAGATTGTAGCATTAACGCATTCTAAACATCGTAATATGATAGGATTCATAGGTATTGAAGTTGATAGAGAAAAATTACTAGTACATGTTAGACTGGCAAAACAATGGAAACGTTCTCAAATTAATCAAATACCTGCAGAGATTAGTGATGCATATTCCAAGATACAATGGGATAAATTCTACATTGACCAACTAGCAGGTGAGCATTTTATCAAAGACATTAAGAGACATGACATATCCATTGAGGTAATCACTACAAAGAAAAATCTAGATGAACCTGATGATATAGAGGCATTAGAGGTAATGGATAAAATAGAAATGACTCAACTAATGTTATCTTTGAAATTAGCTCATAGAATACAATTCCCTCCAAATCCAGGTACAACAATGAAGGAGGCAATATCCCAAGTGGAACTATTCACAGAACAAAAGACAGAAGCTGGTGGTATTGATTACTATTCACCAGGTGATGAACTGGACAGTCTAACTAAATCACTAATGATTTGTTGTTTTGCAGTTAGGAATATTTTGGCAGGAGATGATGGAATACCTGTGTTAGGTCCAGTGAAGAGAAAACCATCAAGAGATATTGCAGATTATCGTCTCACACTAAACAAACGTGGACTATCTACAAATGATTTTTGATTACAGATAATTCCTTTATCTCATTTACAATAATTCTATTCATAAATCAATGAAGGCAGTATCGGCTACACCAGTCGGTACAATGTCATATTGGTTACAACTGAAAAGGAGGTGATAAAATGACACAAATAAAAATAACAGTAACAGATGGAAAATTTACAGAATTATGTAAAGAATACATTGATGGTGATGGTTTTCCAATAACTCAGGCAGTTCATCTAAAAGAAATTGCAATAGTTAATGCACTTCTACAAAAAGAACAACAGCAGATAATGAACAAGCAAAAAGATGATTCAAACAAACTCAAATTTGCAACATCTAACACTACTACAATCAAAGGTGTAACATCAATAATCTTTAAGAATGGAATGGAGATTTGCATAAGTGATGACCAAAGGTCGCTAATTGCAGTTGACCCTAAATGTGGTAGTGGAATGGAAATACTGTTGTCAAGGGAAAGTTCAAAGAGCTGTGATTAGAATACCTCCACCAGCTAACCCGCTACAACTCTGTGAGGCAATTCTTAACATCTTGATTCAAAAGGAAATAATCACTCAAGATGAAGGTGAGCAAATTATGAAATACTCAAAATAGATTGGGATTAATCCCTTCTTTTTTTATTAAATAATTCCTTAATACAATAACTGAAATCAATAATTCATGGCAGCCGGTGATATTGTTTATGCAAGATTCCCAATTACACTAGATTCTGGTGCATCTGCAGACGGAGCAGTAATTACGGCATTAACTACATTGTTCCCTGTTGCAAATTATTCTCTAGTTCATACAGAACTAGTCTTTGATTCAGGTACAAAGACAAAGGGTACTGTAATAATTATCGCACAAGCCATAACCTAGACTAATGAATTTTTACGATAACAATCCAACTTTTATTAATTCAAATTCTACTCAAACTCTTGTATGTGGTACATCGTGTACAGAAACAATCACATTAGGATTTACACTATCTGATAAAGACTGGATGCCCTATGATTTTTTTGAGTACATTCCAGTGTGGCATGAAAAATATGCAAGAATAAAATATCAAATGGAAAAGATGTGGGATTAAGATATGAAGTTTCCATCACCACCACAACCTAAAGGAATTACAATAGAATCAAAACCCGTTTTACCTCTTTGGTTAGATTTAGCTCATATTGGATCAGTAATTGGATTATGTGTAATTAGTGGATTAACACTTTTAGCATATCTCAAAATCTAAACTTAATAGATAGTAGAAAATTAATAATATGTGGAAAGTGTTTCATCTGACTCAAAAACACTAGATTATCATGATTATCTAGTTGTTGCATTAGCACAAATTTTCAACAAATCCTAATTTTTTTTAAAATAATTCCTTTAATCATTGTTCATGAACAGTTCGTGAACGTTCATTGAAAAAGAACCAAACAGAATACACCCTTGATCAAATAGCTAAATACATCATAAGATACCCTCAATTCACAGATATTCAAATCTCAAACAACTTTGGAATAAATAGAACCAAAGTATGGAGAGCAAGAAAACTAACTACAACAGTAGAATTCTCAAAGAAACAAGAGTCCGGTAAATCAGTAATATCATGGGAAGGATTTGATGGAATCAAAGAAGAAACAGAAAATCCAGACACAAAGAAAAAAGAATATCGTATTGCAGTAGCTGCTGGACCAATCAGGGGAAAGAGAAGTAAATTTGAACCGTTACTATTTGGTGGAATGACTGACTATGATGAGGATGTGATTAATCACTGGCAACCATACATGCATTTGGTAGTTAATGATGAAAAGACAGGTGTACCATTATCTGCTGCAGAAATAACATACAGACGAAACACAAAACAAAGATGGTTCCCAAGGATATTCTCAAATCCTGCACAGTCATTAGACTACATCACATACCAAGCACATTCACGTAGTACCATTGGTGGATCATTATTAATTTCCATGGTGAAATTTTTAGTTGGTAGAGGATTCAAACCAGAACTAGAACTAATTAATCCAGGTGAGGATTCAGTAGAGAATCAAGAAGAGATTGACTCACACCAAGATATTATTAGAGATTTAATTCAAATAGAAAATCAATTAACCTATGACAAAGACGGATATTTGGACATTTCATATCAAGATAAAATTGCAGCACAAATTTTAAACACAATTACATTTAATCGTTCAGCATTACTGTGTAGATATGACGAGCCAGTAACAATTGATGGCAAACATTACGGAAACATTCCAAGCTCAATGCAGAACGCACAAGCACGAGAAATAGGAATGATTCAGACCAATCCATTTACTGCAAGATTAGAGAGATTCCAATGGAATAACTCTGGTGGATTTGTAGATATTGGAGATTCTGTGTATCTATGGAACTCATTGGTATCAGCTAACACCTTCAATGCTTGGTGGTATGGAGATTCTCACATGACTCCTATGATTGATGCACTGAGAGTTATCAGAACAAACATTGGTGTGAATTTTACTGCAATGGGTGAAAATGCATATTCAGGACTAGGAATACTATCAATAAAACCAGAAGGCTCAACTGCAACACAGAAAGAAGCAGAGTACAATGGAATTTCTCAAAGATTTGTTCCAGCTACTACAAATATTCTCCTAAAGGACCCAAAGTATACCAGATTTGATGCAGTAAACTATGAACCTGCAGTAGATCAATTTATCAACATGAATGAATCCCTCGTGAAATACTGTGCTGCAACACTTGGAATGCCTCACGCAATGTTTTACGATGAGTCAGCAAGTAACAGAGCTACTATGATTGGTAAAATACAGCTAGCAATTGCAACTACTATCAATCCAATGAGGGAATGGATTAGTCGTTCAATCTCTCCTCAGACATATGACAAGTGGTTTAGAATTATGAACTACAAGGATGAGAAATTACTAAAGAAATTCAGAGTAATAATGAAGTTTGATGATCTAAACATTGCAGAATGGTTTGACAAAGTAGAGGCAGTAAATGAAATTGATTCAAGAAAACAATTATCAGATGAAGCGTATGGAAAGTTAATGGGATTGATTAATTATTCTGGAATGGTAGAGACTGATGCAGAAACTATACCTGGAGGAGGAGGAAAAAACAAGATGAGTATTGGTAGTGGTACAGAAAAAATTACCATGAAAAAGAGTAATCTGTGAATATTCTTATATGACACAAATTATTAAAAAATGTACAATGGGCGATAAAGAAAGAATTACAGACCTTGAAAAACAATTAGAATCACAATCAAAAGAAATTAATTCACTCAAAAATAGTTCCGGTAATGCAGGCCTTAAAGAAGCAGTAGAGAAACAGGAAAACACTATTGCCAGACTTGAAAATGATTTGAAAAGACTAGGCGATCCAAATTCTAAACCTAGAGTTATACAAAAAGGTAATCAAGTGCATCCAAAGTATGTAAAAAATACAGATAAAATTGCGCCAACTATTCCAAAAGAAGAACCGGCAGAACCATCAAAAGAATAATCTGATTATTCTTTTATGATTTATTATAGTTCTAATTTTTAGATTGTATCTTTTAGCTAAGGAAATTCCAAAATCCAATTTATTTACAAACTGGAAAGGAAGAGAGGGAAAATTTGTAAGAACCTTTGGAATGAATTCTAAACGAAATAAAAACGAGTGGAGAGCCACGTGGGAATCAATAAAGAAATACATTCACACTGCACTAGAGTATCCTGGAATAGAATATGAGGTGTGTAGGTCTGAGGGATGTGATTTGGACCATGTAGAGGCAGATACCTTTGAGGAAAATGTAGCAAAACAGAAACCCTTTGAGAGAACCAAAATTATTGACTACATATTAGATGAGGAAAAAGAATCTGCAGATCTAATCCACGAGGTATTTGATGATGATTTTTGGGAAAAATTACAGAAAAGAGAGATAAAATATGTCTCACCTCTAATATGGCCTCTTGCCAATGGTGTGAAAATATTAGGACAGGGAAGAGCAGGACTACCAATCATTGATACTAACGCATGGAAATTTGTGCATGATGCATTTTTAAAGAATAATCCAGCATATGGTGATGATACTGCAACTGTAAAAACAATGTGTGATGGTAAGAATTGTGATGTAAAATTACTATCAGGAAAACTATCTGCAGACACTACAATTGCAAATCAAGAAAATATTTCACACTTGCAGGAAGTTCCATTACTATACAAACACAAAGGACAACTAATTTTATTATCAGCTAGTAAATGTGTTCAAGAAATAATTAAAAAGAAAAAAGATGCGGGAATTGAAATTGACGATCAAGCATTAGCCATTGCATATTCTGAGTGCAGTGAATTAAAGGAAGGAAAGAAAGCTAAAAGTTCTTTTAAGACTTGCACTTGTGAGTCTAATCAGATTAAGATGGGCGAAGACGATTCTCTAAAGAAAGAAAACGAAGACCTCAAAGCAAAGTTAGCTGCTCAAGAGGAAAAAGTAAATACAGAAAAATCACATGAAGCCCGAAAAGGTAGATATGCAAAACTCTTTGCAAATGTTGAAGATGCAGAACGTGAAAAAATGGTTGCATCACTTAAAGCAAATGAAGATGACAAAGACGACCTCAAAGCAGCAATGGAAGTTGATGATGACATGAAGAAAGCAAAGAAAGGAATGCATGAAGACCCAGAGAAGAAAGCAATGCAAGCAAGAATTTCTGAATGGGAAACAGAAAAGAAAGAAACAATGATTACTGATCTTAAAGCACTCAAAGCAAAGAACGGTCTTAATCCAAAAGAGGTAAATGAATATCATGCAGGATTAAAAGGTAAAACTTACAACGAAATTTTAAGTAAATATGAAGATAATAAATTTGAAATTAAAGGTATGAAGGCATCAAGTATCACACCTGAAGTAAATAATGATATTGCAATTTCTACTGGAGATATGTCTGGCCTTAAAGGCAAAACATTTGACCAAATTGCGGAGATGACTCCATAATATGCCTGTTCTAAATCCTATGGTAGAAGGAGACGTACCATATCCACAATACTCTGTTACTACAACTGAGGAAATTAGTAATGGTCTTCAAATTACAAAAGGTATTGTTTATACTGCAGATTCTGCAGGAAGACTAGTCGTTGTTACATCAACTTTAGCTAAAGGAATTTTCCAAGCAAAAGCAACACCTGAAGCAGTAGCAGTAGTTGCAAATGAGGATGCAGTCCAGGTATTAGGACCAAGAACTAGAATGATCTTTAACTCATCTGCAGCAGGATTAGTGAAAGGTGATGATGTTATTGTTGTAGCAAATACCAAAAATGTCATTGCTGGTGCAAAAACAAGTGCATTATACATTGGTAAAGTCTTTGAAATTTACACTAGAAATACTGATTCAACCAAAAAGAAAGTCTCAGTAATTAGCGATAAAGTAGTAGTGGAGACGGTACAAGCATGACTGGCCACGGCGATGGATACTATGGTTCGATTACTGCATTTCCTGACGGTAGAGTATACACTGGACAACATGAAGCCGGTGCTCCACAAAATCAGAAACTTTATGCTAAAATTCGTAGACCAGAAAAGGAAGGATTAGCTGCAAAATTAGTTCCTGCACAAGATAAAGTTTCAGCATTATTTGCAAGAATTGTTACTGAGAATCTTTCACTATCAGCAGCTACTACAATTGCACAATCTGAAAACATCACACACTTACAACTAATCAGACTATTTGAGGCTGCACAAGGTGTACCTGATGTATACTTTCACATTGATAACATGTTTGTACAACGAGACATTCCACAGTTGGAATTCAGAGAACCATTCTATGACACTACACAAGATGTAGAGTTCTTAGATAGAGGTGAGGAATCAAAATCAACTCAGACTAACTATGATGAGATTGTATATGATCTAAAGAAACTAGTAGGTAAAACTTACAATCCAATTGAGGACATTATTAGAACTATCATTAACCCACAACAAATTGACCAATCACAGATAGATTGGGGTATGAAGAGAAGACGAAATCAAGAAGGAATTAACAAACTTGCAGGAATTGCAAATACACAAACTACACTTGATTCTCCTGCCGATATTGGTTCAAACTTCCACAGTACCAACAACACAGGTAATGATTTACTGGAACTATTCAAAGCATTCCTAATTTCAGAGGATGTATCAATAGATCATGTTGCAATGAGTCCTACAATGTATGCTAATTACACTTCAAACACTTGGACTGAATCTGGTGGACCAAACGGAGTATCACCAATGAGATTACCATCAGGTGGTGTCGTACCAATGCCAGGATTCCCAGGTATTACTGCAGTAGTTGATGCAATGATTACAAATGATAACGTAATGTTTGCAATTAACAAGGCTAATGCACTAAGACTAGGACAAGGACCAGTCATTATGAGACGATACTATGATGAGGAAAGAGACGGTGAAGTTGTTAAAAAATTAGACTTTGTACAATATCTCGCAGTAAAGACACAATTAACCAAACTTACTAGAGACTTTGGTATGACTATTCCATTTAACGCTGCAGTATAGGAATAATTCTTTTCTCTTTATTTGTAATAATTTTACTAATGGGAATTAATTACGGAAAGTTTAGAAACAGAAGTGAATCTCTAGGGGCATTACCTGGAGTAGTACTGGAAAGTATTGGAGATACTAATCTTAATTATGAGAAATTTGACTATCAAGAAACTGCAGCACTTGTAAATGCTAATCTAGACAAGGCACAAGCTGACTATAACGAGAGGTTTAACTTTCCACCAGCGAAATGAGTGTACAACCTATAGATCAGTTCTTGACTGTTAATCTTTTCAAAAAGATGCTAAAAAGTACAGATACACAAGATGATGATTCATTTAATCAATTTGTAGATGATAGTAACTCAAAGGTTCAGAGTGCAATATCTCGATACATTGATACTCCAATTGGCGAAGGTTCAGTTTATTGGTCTAGGTGCAAAAATGCAGCACTGGCCTTTGCACGTTCATTACATGCAGAAGACATTGAACTAATAGAGAAATCAAAGAATTATCTTGAAAAGTACAATATTGAATTATACGGTGAAGAAGGTACAGAAAATGACCCACATGCAGGAGGATTAATCCAGGAACTAATTGATACTAGAAATGACCATACAGTAACTGTTGTTGGAAGATTTGATCCAAGAGAACAAAAAGTACCATTACCATCACAAAATGACTTGTTTGTATCTCAAAGATTCGGATAATTCTATTAAATTACAACTGTATCAATAATTCATGGTTGATTTTCCAATTAATGAAGGAGTTAGAAAAATAGCTGATTCAATTCTTACAGTAACTGCAAAAAATGCAAATGAGGAATGGTTTGCAGCAGATATTATCCCTAAACTATCTAGTGCATCTATTATTGCACCAATTGTTGTAGATTTTTCATTTAGTGCGAGTAGTGTTATTGAATACACTTTAGATAGTGGTAATAGTTGGTCTGCATTTAACAATGGCTCGGCAATAGATGGCGGTCAAAGTATATTCATTCGTGTAACTAATAATGTACAACTAAATTTCCGAGCAGTACAAGCAGGAAATCTTATCAGAGCGGTAGTAAGTACACCATGAGTATTCTAGTACAAACTGAAATTCAAGAAAATTTATTTAGAAAAACTAAAAGATTCCTTCAAATGAATCTGTGGGTAATACCACCTCCACAAGGATTCACACCTGAACAATCATTAGGAATTACCGGTAGGCCATACATTCCATTAATTCAAGCGCCTCAAATGGAAAATCTTAGTGGTTCTGCATTACCTGATATGATTTTTAATAACACTGGTGAGATAATGCATTTCAATAATAATAGTGAAGAGATGGAATTCAACAATGAATAAACAGAAACACTTAATTTTATCACATGGAATTTACATTTCATGATGGAACAAAAACCTCCACTCTTACAAGATGTGGTGAATAATATGAGGGATAATATTTTAAGAACTCAATCACAATCTAGTACTGCAGCTATTACATCCTATGATGCACTAGTAGAACAAATGGGAGTTTTTGTAAAAAAATCAAATGATCAAGGTGTAGAGATTATTCGTCTCCAGGAACTGTGCAAGAAAAACAATATCAATTATGCAATTCCACCTGTATCTCAAATAGTATCACCTGCACCAAGTACTCAACAAATAACAAATCCTCCTGCAGAAACACCAAAACCTGAAGATTTAGGCAACTAATACTATTTGTTAAAATAATTCTTTAACTTTAATAAACACATTTCTTTTCAATGTCAGCTACATGGGATAGTAAAGATCTAAAGGTAACTCCACTTGCAGCAGACGAAGTTCTAATTATAGATACAGCTGATTCAAGAAATCAAAAACGTGCAACTCTGGGCAGTATTGAATCTGCCATTTGGACCAGAAATGCCGGTATATTATCACCAACTATTCCAACTGATGCAGTTTCTATTTTAGGCAATCTCACAGTAGATACAACTACATTTTTTGTTGATTCTGCAAATAATAGAGTTGGAGTTGGAATAACACTACCAACAGCAAAGTTTCACGTTGTAGGTGATATTAAAACAAGTACCAAAATATTAGCTGGTAACGGTACAGGACCATTCCCAACTCATTCATTTACAAATGGCATAGGCTTCGGCATGTGGCATGATAGTGTAACGCCATCAACAGCGTTTTCAGTAAATGGCTTTGATGCTCTAAGATTAACAGCAGATGCAAACGCCTCTACATTCCTATCAATCAATGCAGGAGCTGATTCATTTGGAGAAGGAGATGTTACAATAAAATCAGTATCTGCCACATCAACAGACCTCGGCTTAATTTTTGAATCAGGAATCCGTGGTGTTGACATTAACGTTGGTACCACAGGAGCAGCAGTAAATATAGGAAGAAATGACCTTGCCGTATTTGATAGTACTGGGACAGTTACTATATCACTTGATGAAACACTGGATGGTAAATTTATTGTAACTCAAGGTAATATCAATTTGATTCCTGGAGACCCAAAAATAGAGGGAACAAAACAAGATGCTACTAATCTAAACACACCTAGAATGACTCATATTTCTGGTGACTTTGCATTTGTCACATCACAAACAGGTGATTCATTAACTATCATTGATGTATCAATGGATAGTGCTCCATCAATAGTTGGCACATTAATTGATAATGTAAATCTAAATGGAGCTCGTGATGTGTTTGTGGCTGGTCAATACGCATATGTTGCTTGTTTTGAGGGAAATTCTCTAACTGTAATTGATATTTCAATTCCATCTGCCCCAACATTTGTTTCAAAAATAACAGTCAATGGTGCATATGCTATAGCTGTTACAGGTGTTCATGCTTATGTTATAGATAAAACTGGAAGTAGATTAATAATTATTGATATTCACAATCCAACAGCATTAGTACAAGATGGGGTATTGACAGATGCTGTAAACTTTGGAAATCCAACATCCATTTACGTATTAGGTAGATTTGCATATATTACAGGTGAGCTAACTGATTCACTTGCAATTGTGGATATTTTAGATGATGATAATCCTACAGTAACTGGAAGTTTAATTGATGATACAAATATGAACTCACCTCAAGGTGTATTTATTTCAGGAAATCATGCTTATGTTGTATCAAACGTATCTGATTCTTTAGCAATTATTGATACTAGTACACCCTCAAACCCAACTCTTACTAGCAGTTTAGTTAATCCTAGTTTTGAACTTCGTGTTGCATTTGCTGGCACAGTTGTTTCTGGTGGTACAGATTATACTGTTGGCGACCAACTCACACTTGTTGGTGGTACATTCTCAGAAGTAACAGTATTCAATGTTGATACTGTATCAGGTGGTGTAGTTATAGCAGTATCGGTAGTTACTCCTGGAACTTATTCTAAAAGCCCTGCAAACCCAGTATCTACAACAGGGGGAACAGGAACTGGTTGCACTCTTAATGTAACATTTCTTAGCAAGGACGTTTTAGAAGGTGCTAATCAGATATTTGTTTCAAAAAATCACGCTTACGTTTCTTCTGGTATTGCAGAAACTGTCACACAAATCAACATCCAAAACCCAAGTACCCCTGGAATTACAGGTGTGGTCTCTAGTCCTACTGTTTTGGCAGGAGTTAATTCTGTATTTGCAGTTGGTAAGCATGTTTATGTTACATCACCTACAAACAACTCATTTTCTATAATTGATCTTCATGGAGTAGATACACCAACAGCTCGAATTGGAAATATTGAGACAGGTGCAATAACTGTTCTAAATGATGTTATAATCGGTGGTGCTATTATTGGTTCCTCCCTCAATGTTGGATATGATGCCCTAGTTGGTGGTCAATTATCCGTAACAAAAAGTCTCACATCATTTGGGGATTTAACAGTAGCAAATAATATACTTCATGTTGATGTATCAGATGGTTCAGTACAAATTGGTGGAACTACTGTTGCAGCAGACTTTAGTATTGTTCAACAAACCACTCAGGCAAAGAGAGGAATGCTACTCACTGGAAATGGATTTTTTGGTGGAAATATGACTGCTGATGGCGTTTTCATAAGTAATATTTTAAACGCTGCTGGAAATATGCAATTAGGAATCGGACAATTATCTGACTTTAATAATGTCAGTAAAAATATTTTCAGATATACAGTAGGCATACCAGTACCAAACATTGGTGGAGTAAGTGGTAATGGTGCATTAAACACACACATCAATCTTGGTAATTTAATCTCAAATGTTGGAGTAGGATTTGATGTTACTTCAACTCCACAGTCAGCAATTCAAGCAAACTTGCATGTAAAAGCAGGTGGTGTATCTAAAACTGCACAAGTAATTGATGCCTTTGGTACACAGACAGTTGATATATTTCAAATAAGAAATTCATCCAAAGTAAGACAAATTTACGTTGACAAAGATTTCAATTTGAATGTTACAGGATTACTACCATTCCAAAAATGGAAGGAGCCAGTACAACTTGCAACTATTGCAAATGTTACTTTAACTGGTGAGCAAACAATAGATGGAATATTAACAAGTACAAGTAGAATTTTAGTAAAAAATCAAACTGTACCAGCAGATAATGGAATATACGTTACAGCTTCTGGTGCATGGGTTAGAGCATTTGACTTTGATGGGAATGATGAGGTATCAGGATCAAACATTAGAATATTGGAAGGAACACTCAACTCTACTTTAACTTACAAATTAACAAATACCACAACTCCAACTATTGGCTCAACTGCATTAACATTACAAGATCATAATGATTCACCTGGAATTAATATAATTAATTCTGCTGGTGACTTTGAAGCACTAGCAACTGCAGGAGTAATCACACAAACAAATACATCTAGAACTCTTAAATTCAAAACAACAATTGCGACAGCAACTAGATTCTCTATAACTGGCATAAGTGGAAGTATCAAAATAACAGAAGAAGGTGATGCGGATATATTTGCGTATGCAAATCCTGCATCACCATTATTTACAGTAGTGGGCGGAGATATTGTTGCTGAAGGAATAGCATTTGTTAATCCTATATTTCCTACACCTGTTACATTCATGGATTTTCAGGGACAATTCTTAGGCATACTTACAGACAGATTAACTTTAGATAGTGCTCCTGTTGTTGGTTTTAATTTAGGTACTCTTAAAAGACAAAAAGGTGGACTTCTTGGACCAACTTTACTTATCCAAAATGGAACTACTTTTGTTAATTGGACAGATTCTTTAAATCTTGATGGTGTTTTTGCTGCTATCATCAAACAGTTTGGAGTATTCAGTACAACAGGTGTAAGCACTAACAAACCTGTAATAGTTATCAAAGATAGTGCTCATAGACCAGGACAACAATTTTCCATCGGAGATGTTGGTGGTAATTTACTGTCTGGTGAAACACTTGTCAGACTAGATGCAGGACTACCAAATGACCAGAAATTCCTACTTAAAGATTCTCAAATAGATGCACCATCTGGTTTATTTGACACATCAGGGGCAACAGGTAATTTTACTGTTGTTGCAAATAATTCTATTGCAGCAACTGCAATAACTGGTGTTACTGATTCTGGTGGCATTGCATCATTTACACATGCAGGAACATCGCCACTTTTAGGCTCTACTGTAACAATATCTGGATTTGTATCAAATCCTGGATATAATCAAACTGGGATAGTTACAGCAAGAACTGCTACAACTTTTGAAGTTGATGTTATTGTTTTTGGCACTAATGAAACAGTTGGTAGTTATCTAGTAAATGGTGTAACCATTACAGCAACAGCACATGGTTTGACACTGGGGACAGGAGTCACACTTGACACAACTCTATCAACAATGTATGATGGTGGATTTTTAATTTATAATATTCAGACAAACTCATTTGATGTCGCTGCTATATTTGACACCACAATAGCTGGAACTTGGAGTACCAAAGGGTTAGACCAAAAAGACCCAAGAGTTTTAGCATTTGGTAATCCTGGAAGTGCTGACAGTAAATCCATTGCATCTGCTTTTGTAAATAATAATAGTGAACCCAGTCCTATTGCAGTAAATAATACATTTAATGATATTGTCTTTGGAACAGCAGGTGATGCTCTTATTAGAGGTTCAAACATGGAACGATGGAAATTAATTGATGCGATAAATGGAATATTTGAATGTATAAGTAATGAACCACATGATGGATTCATTACTTCTGATTATACTGGAATCACCAACAATGCCTCAGCAACCGAATTTAGATTTAAATGGCAAATAGACAGAGGTAGTGGATTTGTAGATTTACCTGACCCAGTCGAAGCATTGGTGGCAATCAAAAGTGAAGATGCAAGTATATCTAAGACATTCCCATTATTTGCAGTTAAAGGTGATCAAATCAAACCACAAATTACAAGAAACGCAGGTGCTGCAACCATTACAATATTATACGCAACTATCTACTCTCAAAATCCATAAGTGATATTGGGAATACAATAATGACTGTCATGTATCAATGAATAGGGTTTCATAGAATCAGATAGTTTCATTTGAGGATCGGTAAAATTTTAAGATAATTCTTTAATTCTAAATTACAAAATAATACATAATGTTTAGATGTGGTTTACATGATTTTCAAACTGAAAAACCTGATGAATGGGATAAGCATTGTGCAGAAATAGAGCATGAATATGACACCCATACGCCATGTGCAGGTAAATGCGGTAAAAAACTACACATTCAACCTAAACAAAAATTATCACCAGAAGCTATGAGAAGTCCACAAGGACAATTATGTAAAGAATGTTTATCAAAAATGCCTAATGTACCAGAAATAAAAGAGGCAGGAGAGGTACAATGAAACCTGAAATTGTAAAAATCTCAGAGGATATACCGATAGATGATAATTCGTCTATCTCACATAAACAGGCAAGAGAATTATTTGAAGATAATTCTAGTCAACATGGATATGTTACTGTAATTAAAAATAAAGGAAAATGGAATGAGAAATTAATTCAAAGAGATGTTCTAAATCTTACAACTTTAGGTGGTCGTGATTTTCTTCATAATCAATTTTACACAAACGTAGCTGCAGGAACTAAAGGTGGTAATGCAATTGCAGTATCAGCAGAGGCAACAGATCCTGTAAATACAGATACTACCCTAGTAGGAGAAATTGTCGCAGGTGGATTAACTAGAACACAAGCCTCAACTATTACTCACGTTGTAGGAACTAATGTTACAACACTAGCACATACATTTACAGCAACTGCAATACACACAGCAGTTCATAAATCAGCATTATTTAATCAAAATACAATTGGTGGACAAATTACCCACGCAAGAGAATTTTCAGCAGATGTAACTCTCCAAATCGGTGATACTCTTACTGTAACTTGGACAGGTACTCTTGGTTAGTGGTGAAAATCAATGGTAAGAGATGGGTATAGTTCACATGAGATAACAATTCCACAAATTAACGATCCTACTAAAACAGTATCAAAAGATGTGTTTCAATCAGAAACACTTCATACAGAATCTGGGATGATTGGATTTACAGCACCTGATAAAATTATTGCAACAGGTAAAGTCATTCTTGTTGATTCATTATCTGTAATTAGAGGAGAGGGTGCTGCATCTGATACTTTAGATTTTATTGAATTTGGCACAGCACCTGACATTAAAGACAAAGATTTAGTATGGATTCAACAAGGTGCAGAACAAATTACAATCGCACATAACACATCTACACCCCCTGCAAACTCTGGTCCTATTCTATTACTATCTAAAGCAGATAAGAAAATGATTGGCACTAGAATGATACTATTACAGAGACAAGGAACTAATTTTCAAGAAATTGTATTTGATGGTACAGTTGGAAATACTGGTGTTCTAGTTGAGGATGATTCAGGTAATGCTATTATCGTTTGTGGTAGTGTGGCCAGTGCAGTTAATCATCTCAAAATCACTAATGCTGCAACTGGAAATGATGTAACAATAGAGCCTATCAGTGCTACTGATGCAAATATCAATATCAGAATATTACCTAAAGGAACAGGTACAGTATATGGCACTAGGGAAACATGGGGTTATCCATTAACTGATGAGACTACATTACCAACTACTGGCGTGAAATATGTTTCAGAACCAGCACCATACGATATGAGTATTGAGGATGCAATTATTGGATTAACAATAGCTGGAACTGGTGCTACATTATTTTCCATAGATGTACTAAAAGAGAATTCAGTTAATGGTAATGCCTTTACTACGATATTTTCCACATTACCAACTATTGACGCTTCAGAATTTACAAGCACTACTGCTGCAATTCCCAAAGTCATTTCTGTTAGTACATGGGAGAAGGGCAGACGATTACAATTATCCATATCTGCAATTGATTCAAACTCTTTGGGTAGAGGTGCTAAGATAGAACTAATCACTCACGCAACGGCAAAGTGATTGTACAATGTATAATGAATTATGCAAACCATACAGGCCAAGTTTAATAAAAATTCCTGAACCAAAATATAGAAATCATGGAAATGCGTTTATCTCATTTGGAAGTCCGTGGGATATAGATGATGATTTTACATCTTACGCTGATGATACAGCTTTCGCAGTTGTTTATCCCACATCTAATGCAACTTATCAACATGGAGACGCTACTAATGATAGAATCGAATACAATTATGTAATTAATACAGATAAGAAATCACTAGTTAGAAATTTCGGTAGTACCATTTCTGATACTGCACATATCACTCGATTTAAATGGAATATTACAGCTAAAACTCTTGATCCAACTGGAAATGATTGTCCTATGACAATCGGTTGGAGTGATGCAAACCAAACAGAAGGTGGAAGTGATAATGGTGATGGTTTAGGTGTTACTGCATACCAAGATAATCTAGCGAGAAATTATTGGGGTGTATATGCAGATGGAACAGATTTTGATGGACAGATAGGGGCTGGAACTTTTGGTACAATGTTTTCTAAGGTCGCAACAATAGGTGATGATTTTTTCTGGCAAGAAATTAGAGAGAGTGCAACTGCGTGGAATACTGGATTTTTTTCTGATGAATATGTAACATTAACAGAAGAAACAGATACAGTAATACCTAGTACCGTTGTTAATTTACAATATTTCAAAATGGCAGGAGCTGATGATGTCACAGATCCTCAAGGAACACAAGACGGAAATGTGCATAACTATTTACGATTTAGAGATGGAGTGACAGTACCGCCTTGAATATTCCAACATTTGATCAAAGTAAAATCAGAAAAGATAACGGTAAACTTTCTCTTACCCCAGAAGCAGAAGCAGTTAGATTATCAAACGAATTAAGATCAAAACCAGCAAAAACATTCATTGATAACATGGGTAAAAGAATTAACATTTCAGCAAAAAGAGGTTTTGATTGTGAAACTGCCGATTTTGAAACTATGGTAAATTGGTTGGCAGATACTAGAATCAAAAAATCAGAATCATTAATCGTATTTGTTCATAGAGTTTTATCTATTCGATTTAGTCAAAAATATGCACAATTAAAAGACAAAATTGATGGACGATATAAAATAGAGCAAGAGTTAATTCAATCAAACTCAAAAAATGATATTTTTTGGCTAGGTGAAGTAGGATTTGCAAATTTAGTTAGAAGTGATGACTCATTAACAGATTCTAGAAATAAAGTGATAATATCACGATCTGGTGAAATTAGAATCAAAAGAAAATAAAATCAATCAATTTTAATAATTGGATATAATCCTTGTAATATGGTTAAAAGATATTCATACAATGATGCTAGACGTATTCCTGACAGAATTTTAAAGAAATTCAAAGATTCTCTCTAAAAAGTCCTTAAATTTCAAAAATTCATCATAATTCAATGGTTAATCTCTTTGATAGAGAAATATTTGATTTAGCAATATTTGATACAAAATTATCCGTATCAGTAGGATTATCAGAAACTATTACAATAGATGATAGTGTAACCAGGCAAACTAATCAAAGTAGATCACTATTAGAATCAGGTGAAGGAATGTTTGATGGAGAAATATTTGATCCTGCAATATTTGATATTCAATTTAACACAATTAATATCGAGGATTCAGTTGTTGGACAAAAAGGAATTTCTACAGCACTTGCAGAAACTAATACAATTGCAGATAGTATCGCAACTCAAACAGATCAAAAAAGAACATTACTTGAAACTACAACCATTCTTGATAGTGTCGCAAGGAAATTAACCTCATTTAGAGCACTTGCAGAGACCATACCAATTCTAGATACTGTGATTAGGAAATTATCTGCAAATAGAGGATTATCAGAAAATACAACAATTAATGACGCAGTAGATGGGACATTATCAGCTAGTGTATCTCTTAATGAAAATAATACAATCGCAGATAGTGTAACTAGAAAACTTGAAGCATCTAGATCACTATCAGAAAATACCACAATAAATGATGATGTAAATAGAAAGTTATCAGCCAACAGAGGATTATCAGAAAACAATAGTATCTTTGATAGTGTCGCAAGAAAGTTATCAGCTACAAGGACACTTGCAGAAAATATTACAATAATTGATAGTGTATCTAGGAAATATTCATCATTTAGAACTTTATTAGAAAATATCTCAATTACAGATGTCGTAACTGCAGTAAGAGATAGAATATCAACTGGAACAGCCAGTGCAGATTTATGTATTCAAACAGATGATAAAGCGGACTTGTGTATGTGATATGGCGATAGTTTACAAACTAAATGATTTGGGGAAAAAGTTTTCAGTTAAAGTTACTGATTGTGTGTCAGGAGATGATTTTGATACATCAAACATTACTAGTCAGAAAATTATATTTTTAAAACCTGATGGAACAACACTTGAAAAGGATGCAGTACTAATTACAAATCCTGAAATACCTACTGAAAAAATAATACAATATCAAAATACTACACCTGAAGAATCCATTTTAGACTTAAGAGGTTCATGGGAATACTTTGCCTCAATTACACTAGTCAGTACAGATACTGCACAGACATCTGAATCAAGAGTTTTTTGGGTGGTATAGATTGGTTATAGTACCATACAATACGGATATAGAACGTATCATCGCAGTAATTAAGGCAGATACAAATGTATTTGATTCAGGTAAGACCGTAGGAAAATTACGTTCTGTGCAATATGGAAATCCTGCAGAGATGAAGAAAAATAGCCCAGATGAAAATAATATGCCATACTGTTATGTAACAACAGGAGATTCTCTTCAAAAAACATCTTATCCTTTTGGTGTATCAGTACCTACAAATTTATCTCAAATAACAGTACCATACAAAATAGTAGTAGTCGCTGATGCAAAAGATAAACAAGTTAATGCAGAAAAATTACTTTACAATCTATTAACAAATCTAAGAACAACACTTGGAGCTGATCCTACATTCAAAAAACCTGTCAGTAATGATGATCCTATATTTACTAGATCAATAATTAATGAATCAATTTGGGAAACTAAAACAAAAGGAAAATTATTTCAAATTGTAGAATTTACATTAATTGCCACAATTGGCACAGAATTAACTATAACTATTCCAGGATTTGGAGATTTGGTTATTCTATCAGATACAGGTGATGATGGAAGAAATAACACATCAATACATAATGATGAGGGATTTACAAAGAGGTCTAAAGGTGCATTTGAGGGTGTTAGATTTTTTGAATATGAATACACCACAACAATTTTTGATGCCTTAGAGACACTAATAATTGCAGATAATGCACTGGCACTTATCCTCAAATATGCCTCAGGAAATAAAACATACACATCAAAATTAGAACATCAAAGAATAACAAAACGATTTGATGGCATTAGAACAGTATTTCTCCAAGTCAATCGGGAGACGGTTTAATTCTATTATTTGAAACAATCAAGGAAATATTATGAAAGTTACATGTTTTTTAGATAAGGATAAACTCTGTGAACTAGAATGGGATGAAATGCCAAATATTGGAATGAGTTTTTACTATGAGAAAAAAGAATACATGATAACTAAGATTAAAGATTCTAAAATAACAGTTAAGAATATTACAAAGCCAGGTGCTAAAAACGAATGACTGATTTTAATTCTGCTTTATTAGAAAATAGGGCACAAGTTTATGATAGTTTTTTACAATTAACAGATGGCTCTAATAGGTATAGATTGAAATCATTACAAAGTTCAGAACCAGAATTTGAATATCCAAATATAGATAGAATAGCTGATGATGGATCATTATTTTTAACTCCTACAGTATCACAACATCAATACAAACAAACAATGGTATTAACCACAAGTGAAGTAGATACTGTATCTCCACCAACTGATATTAAGACAATATCGTGGTTTATCTTTCAAAAGGAATTAAGAAATTCTGTTAAAGTAGAGGTATCATGTGTCTTTTTAGCAAAGGATGCATCTAGTCCAAATGTTATGAGATTAAACTTTACTTATGAAATTGAAAAATTTGGAACTATAAGAGTTAGTGATGAAGGGGATGTGATGATTGATACATTTGGAAGAATATTACCTGGAACAATATCATTTCTTCGTGGCACTACTTGATAATATCATACTATGGTATTGCAGTTAAAGGGAAAGAAAATAATAATTAAAACCCAAAAAGACATACAAGAATTAGAATCAAAACTTGCACAAATAATAGCACAATATGAATCCTTTATTGTATTTTCCCTAGTTACAATAATCAATCAAGAGATAGTTGATAAAATACATGATAAAATGAGAGCAAATAATGTACATCCCAAAGTAATTCATGAGACATTTTTAGATCCAAATGTAAAAATAATTGGAAACAAGTTTTTTTTTAAAATAAAATCAACATACATAGATACAGATACAGGATTTGCAGTAGCAGTAATGTTTGAAAATGGCAGAGAGGCATATACAATATCTGCACCAGAACCCACATCAGATAGGCCAAAACCACATCTTACACCAATTATTAAAGGAGAACAAAAATTTTTAAAAAAAGTAAATATTCCCGTATTCCCAGCCCAGAAAAATGTGAAAGATACAATAGAGAAAAACATTAGTAGAGTTCAAAAAAAAATAAATAAAGATACAAAGAAATGGATGAGTAAAGTTTTACGTTCCTAAAATAGTTCTTTTTGATAGATGGATAACTTAGTAATTTATGGCAGGGGATATTGTTGAGGAAGAAGTTGAATTACATCTAGTTGATACAAGAAAATTAGTTGAAGAAGCAAAAAAACTCAAACAAGCCGAAAGAATCAAAAAGAAATTAGATAATGTATTGAAAAAATCTCCTAGTCAGTTAAGAGAGGAGAAAGAAATGATAAAAAGACTTAATGAGCAAAGTCTAGCAAAAGGTGTCTCTCCATTTGGAGCTGATCCTACTTCTCGTGGTCCAGTTTTACCAAAAGGACACGATAAAGCACAAACACGAAAAGGTGCAATTACAGGTGCAAAAACAGCTAATGCTTTTACAGATTTACAGAAAAAAATTAAAAAAATGGAAAAGGCTCAGAAAAAAGCACTTGCCAAACTAGATGATTTTCAAGATAAAGTTGTATCTAAACTAGATACTGCTAAATCCTTTTTAGCTGCTGGTTCTGTTTCAGGTGGAGCACTAGGTGTATTTAGTGGGATTGCATCAAGATTCGGACCTATTGGTATGGTGGTGGCTGCAGTTGTAGCAACAATTGTACCACAATATTTTGAACAATTTGAAAGAGGCGGTATATTCTCAACCAAATTACCAATTACTGAAAGAGAGAAAAATATTGCAGATATTGATTTTGTTGTTGATGTAAGAAGTGGTACAAAATTTATCACATCTGATTTGAGAATAGTGCAAGGAGCACCTGAAACATCAAATACTTTGAATTTACGTTATGAGCATGTTAGATATGTCTCACAGGAGCTTGGTAAATAATGACAAATGCCATGATCTATTACAGAACGCTTGCAACTCCTGCAACCAATCCATTATTTACAGATCCTAATAATTTACCTACTGAACAAAAATTACTATTCACGCCACCAAATGATTTAGCATCTGGTATTGATGAAACTTGGCAAAATAATATCGTAAGAAAAGTTCCACCTATACCTTCTGGTAGAAAAATAATTCAAACAGATGAGGGATTTAAAGAATGGATATTGACAATATCGGGAAATTATCTTACTGTAACTGCTGATTCAGCAACAAAGATTTTTAATTTTAGAAAATTGGCACAGGCAGACACTACACACACACATGGTGTTTTTGGAATGTTATATCCTAATGGACCAAGTTATCTAAACATTGATCCAAATACTGTAAAAGGTTTAATGATTCAATCCACAAGAGGTTCACATGTGGGTATAACTAAACAACTATTTGATTTTTCAATTACATTAAGTTTAGGTGGTACTGCATGACGTATGATTTTGATAATTCCAAAATAAGACTAATTGATAAAACTAGTTCTACACCTATGGGAATTACAGAGGGTGGATTAATTGATGGTGATTTAAAACCATTTTACGCAAGACTTACACAGAAAAAAGGTGATGGATTGGTTCCGTCTGCAGTACTGTCTTTGTATGTTCAGTTAGATGGTAAATTCGTACGAGCTGCACCTATCTTAATAGACAAAGATGCACCCGACAAATACCTCATAGATATTGAAATGAAGCAACTAGGTAAATCATCTGAACTTCAAAGGTACAGATTATCAACTCCAACATTTACAGATGATCCAGATTTAGGCGAAATTATGCAAATAACACTTGAAAGTATAGCGTATAATGCACTAAAAGAAACTAGATGTGCATTAAATGATGAATTAGTAACTCCAAAACAAAGAGTAAGTAATATTTTAAATTATAACAACGTTCAAGGTGGATCACAAAATGTTATTTTATTATTTGATTTATCAGATATTGATATTCCTGATAATCAGTCATTGCAGTTTGATTATTTACCCACATCGCCAAAACCAATTGCACAACTACTAGATGATGTGATAGATAGAATAGAACAAGCTGGTCCATTAGGTGGAGTATTCAAAAATTTTTACTATGATACGTTTGCAAATCCTTTATCTACAAATACAGTTAATATTTTCTTTGAAGAATTTGGAAAAAATAATTCAGGTGTAACAATAAACCCTGCAAATGATCAGGCTGGATCACCAAATGAAAAGACATTACTAACATCAAATAAAAAAAGAAAAAAAATTGCACTTGTAAAATTTGGAAATACTGCAGGTTCACTACCTATGGAACATACTAGATTTGCATCAAATTTTATTCACGCATCAAATAGATCTGATTGGGTATCAAACAAAGTCTATCTATCTGGTGATCCAGTAAAACTTGTAGATACTTCAATTATTCCAAATATAATTAGATTTTTTACTGCCACAAGTGATATTACATCTACTCAAACCCCAGATCAAGATAACACCAATTGGTTTGAGGACTTTACAGTAATTCCCCCATTTAGTGGAAACGGATTTTATGAAGTAAATGAAGTTGTTACATTTATCGTGGGTGGAGCAACAAATTATTTCTTTGCAAATACAGCTAATGGTCCTTCACCTATAACACCTAATGTTAGTACAAATTGGACACCAACGCAATTTGCAAGGCCATCAACTAGAACTGTAATATTTACAACATACACTCCATACACAAATGATTTGAATAATGCAAAAGTGAATCTTGCAGATCATGTTGTACCACCTACAGGCTATCAGGGTTATGCAGTTGATTGGAACTATGAGAGAATATTAAATGATATTCCAAATTATACAAACAGATTCAAAGTAATAACTGGAAAAAGTATCAGAAGAATAGAAAATACCCCACCTAGTGGCTCATCAAGAGAACTCTATGATGGATTTAGAGTGTTAGTTGGTACATCACCTACAGGAGATTTTACAGGACATGCAAACCAAATAGCAGAATATGTGAGAGATTTTTTTCAGGGAATATTACCTCATTGGGAATTTTCAGATAGTCCAGTTACAAATGATATGATACCACTTAATCACCAAACAGGTGAGGCATTAAGATTTAATGTTACATGGGTTAAAGCGTGGGATATTTCAGATAATACAAAACCAGCACCAATACACCTAGTTCGTTCTATGAGATTAGTAAAAGGATCTAGCGGAATACCTTCACAAGCAATAGAGTATAGATTTGATTGGAAGGATTCACTAGAAGGTGGAGAGGATAATAACAGAACAAGTAGAGGTGCTTGGTATCATGACTTTTATCCAAAACCAATCCAAGATTCATTATCTACAAATCTTGGAGCGATATATGGTGGAGATGGAGCAACTGCACCATTAAATCCACGAATCAATCATATCAACTTGAATCGAAATAGAAAAGGACAGATAGGATATAATCGAGGATTAGATTCAGAAGATCATGGAAGGATTACAGAGCACATCATTAAACCAAGATTAGGAATTTGGAGAAGTTCAGATGAATCTGAAAAATCAAAAGGTAAGAAAAATATACCAATGATATACTGGAGAAAAGATAGTAATTCAAGATTCTTTTTCAAAGAATACACAATACCTGAAAATAATCAATTCACAACAATACAAATTAAACTTCCACCATTTGGACCAACTGACATATACTTTAACAGGATTGATGAACTTGCACAAGTTTTAGGTTTTACATTACCCTTTGACTTTTTTATTAATGAAAAAGAGTTTAGTGGCGTAAAATATGAATTTAGACGAAATGATGCATGGGGTACATTCATGAAAGGATCATACAATGATATTGGAATGTACACAGGATGTTATCAGAATTTTATTGACAGATACATAGAAGGTGCAACACAACTAATACCAGATATTTTAGAATTCATTGATGATGTAGCTAATGGAAATGATGTAGGTGCATTTGTTACAGATGCTGCAAGTATTGACCATACAACTTTTGCAATGGATGAAGATCATCATGTTAAAGAAGGATATGCAATATTTCCTACAACCTCCGTAGATGATCCAAGAACTGATGTTATCCAAATGCAAGAGGAGAATGATTATCTTACAGCTAGAGCAAAGGCTGAATCAAGAATTATCAGAAATGACTTTTATCCTAATGAGCGTCATATTTCATGTGGTGGAGATTTGGATATTAAATATGGACAACAAATTACCGAAACTGGCTCAAGAATACCAGGTGCAAGTCTTACAAGTGTAGTGGCACAACTTGAGGAAATATTTGATAATAAAGGATTTAATGATAGGTTACTTTTAGTGAGGAAATTTATAATTACATAGGTGATATGATTTGGGATTTACTACAGGATCAGATAACGAAAAGATAAATGAACTTGTAAAACAATTAGATGATGTTATAGATTCTCAACTGTATACTAAAGGTGGAAATGAGAATATTTCTATTGATTCTACATTAGGTGCAAGAAATTCAGCTAGTGGAGATGAGGGAGGTGTTCGTTCAAATCAGCCAATCATTCATCAAATTACAGATAAAAATAGTCTAGGTGTATCTACTGGAATATTTGATAAAATTAATCTAATTTCATCTATGATCATAGTAGATTATGTAACACCTACTGTTAATATGGAATTAAAATTTATTCAGGGATTTGCAAAAGATGGTGCAAAAATAAAAATCACACCAAAGAAAGGAAGAACTCTAATATTAAAAACAGGTGGAGACATACTAACAACTAGCGATATTACAATTTCAGATACAGAATTTTATGAACTTGTAAAACATTCACAAATTGAAACAGGTGTAACAGGTGGAGCGTGGAAAATACTTTTAGTTGGTTCAGGCTCTGGTTCATCATTATTATCATCTGATAATACTTGGTTAGGTGAAAATCTTTTTCAAGGAGATGTAACTGTAAGAGATACTAAATTTTCTATTCAAAATACGACTGATATTACTAAACAGCTCAATTTTTTACTAGCTGGAGCTACAACAGGGAAAGTCTTATCGTTACAATCAAATCATACAGACAATCGAACTTTAACTCTTCCAAATACTACAACAAGCTTAG